TGACGCGCCTGGACTACAACGAGTACCGGGGCTGGCAGATCGTGAGCTGACCATGACCGACGGGGCCGCCACCGACTGCCGCATCTACTACTGCGTGGTGTGCGGCCCTTGCCTTCAGGAGCTCATCGAGGACGAGGAGACCGACGAGGTTTACTCCGCCACCTATCACGAGCTCGACCACGATCACTTCGACGACGAGGACAACCCACAATGAAAGTTCAGCGCAATGTTTTGGAGCGCCCAGCCATCGACCTGACCCGCAACGCCTTCATGCGCGAGGTGGGCGATATGGTGGTGATCGGAACCTGGATCATGAACGACGAACAGGAAGACACCGAGCCGGCCCTGGTGATCCTGCCCCGATTCCGGCCCCCATCCAGCGTCATCCCGTGCGTGATTGGCCTGTCAGCGGCCTATCGCTACAATGAAGCCAAATACTGTGTCCACGCCGCCAAGGGCATCGCCAAGGCCCTGGGGTTCGAGGACAGCATGCAGCGCACCCACCGCATCGCCGACATCCTGCACTCGCACCTGCCCGACCTGGTGAGCATGCCCGTTGACCCGACCGTGGCCACCGTGGTGGGCGAGGCCAAGATCGACTTCAGCGATGGCACCAGCAAGACGGTGGAGGTGCTTGACCACGACCAGCTCAAGCAGATTTAAGGGGCACCCATGTCAGCAGTGAAGCCGTTCTCTGAAGAGGAAATCGAATACATCCTCTCCAATTTCGTCTATGAGCCATCCACTGGCCAACTGCTGAACTTGCGAGAGAAGAACGGTGGCGGTGGAAAGAAGTCATTGATGCAACCACTTGGATCGATTGACGGTAGAGGCTATGTCTCCGTTAGCATCCGGTCCAATGGGAAATGCAGAAGCGCAAGAGCCCACCGGGTTGCATGGCTGTTGTGGACGGGCAAATGCCCGGGGGCCATGCAGATTGACCACATCGACCACAACCGTTCAAACAACCGCTTCGGCAATCTCCGTCTTGTGACCCATCTGCAAAACAAGAAGAATGAGAGCCTGCGGAAAGACAGCTCATCGGGGGCCACTGGCGTCTCGAAGTGCAAGAACAAGTGGATCGCGTACTACTACGACGGCGGGAAACGGGTTGACCTTGGCGTGTTTGACAGCAAAGAAGCTGCGATCAAGGCCAGGAAGTCAGCGAACGCAGCCGCAGGGTTCCATGAGAACCATGGCCAACAACCTCTGATCGGTCGCCAACATGTTTGATTTGCAAGACCAAACCCTCACCAAGGTGGACCGGCTTTCGACTCCAGTGGATCGAATTCCGAACCAAGGTTCTGGGGTCGAACCGCCTCCGCCTCCGGCCAACCCGCTGGACAGCCACGACAGCATCGAGCTCCATTCTCGACTGCTGTCCTACTACCGCCAGGAATTGGACCGCCAAAGCGAGAACCGCTTCCAGATGGCCGTGGATGAGGACTACTACGACAACATCCAGTGGTCCGAGGAAGAAGCCGCCCAGCTCAAGGAACGTGGCCAGGCGCCCATCGTCTACAACGTGGTGGCCCAGACCATCAATTGGGTGATCGGGTCCGAGAAGCGCGGGCGCACCGACTTCAAGATCCTGCCCCGCGAGAAGGAAGACAGCCGGCCCGCCGAGCTCAAGACCAAGCTGCTGAAGTACCTCAGCGACGTGAACCGCCTGCCCTTCGCCCGCTCCCGCGCCTTCGAAGACGCGATCAAGGTGGGCATCGGATGGCTGGAGGACGGCGCCCAGGACGAGGACGACGGCGAGCCGATCTACAGCCGCTACGAGAGCTGGCGCAACATCCTGTTCGACAGCGCATCAACCGAGCTGGACATGAGCGATGCCCGCTACGTCTTCCGCACCAAATGGGTGGACGAGGACGTGGCCAAGGCCCTCTACCCGGGCCGCGAGGCGCACATCGAGGATTCGGTGGTGGACGCCAGCATGTACGGCAGCTTCGACATGGTGGATGGCGACGTGCCCATGGATTTCATGGAGTTCGACCGAACCAACTACTCTGTTGCCCGCACCCTGGTGACGCACAAGCGCCGCCGTGTCCGCCTGATCGAGTGCGAGTACCGCGTCCCTCAGAAGGTTGACCGCCTCAAGGGTGGCACGTTCAAGGGCGAGATCTACGACCCCAACGACCCGCGACACGCCGAAGCCGTGCAGATGGGCTATTCGGTGGTGGTCAGCAAGGTGATGATGCGGGTCCGCGTGGCCCACATGACGGTCAAGCACCTGCTGTGGGAAGGAGCCAGCCCGTACCGACACAACCGCTTCCGCTTCACACCGATCTGGTGCTACCGCCGTGGCCGCGACAACCTGCCTTACGGCATGATCCGGTCCATCCGCGACATCCAGGACGACGTGAACAAGCGCGCATCCAAGGCGCTGCACATCCTGAGCTCCAACAAGGTGGTCATGGACGAGGGCGCGCTGCCCGATGGCGTGACCCTGGACGAGTTCGCCGAGGAGGTGGCACGGCCTGACGCCATCATCGTCAAGCGCCAGGGCAAGGAGCTGGTGCTCAACGCCGAGCGCGACCTGGCCGCCCCGCACCTGGAGCTGATGTCGCGCGGCATCAACATGATCCAGCAGGTGGGTGGCGTCACCGACGAGCTTCTGGGCCGCACCACCAACGCCGTGTCGGGCGTGGCCGTGCAGAAGCGCCAGGAGCAAGGCAGCCTGGCCACCAACAAGCCCTTCGACAACCTGCGCTTGGCCGTGCAGATGCAAGGCGAGCTGCAACTGAGCCTGTTGGAGCAGTTCTGTTCCCAGGAGAAGAGCTTCCGCGTCACCAACGAGCGCGGCTCGCCCGAGTACCTGAAGATGAACGACGGCCTGCCGGAGAACGACATCACGCGCACCAAGGCTGATTTCATCGTGAGTGAGGCCGACTGGCGCGCGACCATGCGCCAAGCCGCTGCCGAACAGCTCATGGAGATGATCGGCAAGATGCCGCCGCAGATCGGCCTGATGCTGCTGGACCTGGCCGTGGAATCCATGGACCTGCCCAACCGCGAAGAGATCGCCAAGCGCATCCGTGCCTCGACGGGCATGAAGGATCCAGACCAGACCGAACCGACGCCCGAAGATATCGCCCAGCAGCAGGCCCAGGCCGAGCAAGCCGCCGCGCAGAAGGCCATGTTCGACGCCGAGCTGGCCAACAAGCAGGCTGACGCCGAGCTCAAGCGCGCCAAGGTGGCCCGCGAGCAAGGCCTGGCCATCGTGGACCGCGTGACCGCCACGGGCGAGGCCATGGTGAGCGCCCAGGCCGTGATCGCCATGCCCACCATCGCCAAGGTGGCGGACGGCATCCTGCAAGAGGCAGGCTGGACCGACTTCAGCGCCGGCCCGGTGATCCAGCCGGTGGTGCAAGCCGGCCTTCCGGCCATGCCGCAGCAGCAGCCCATGCCCCAGGTGTCACAGCCCCAAGGCATGCCCATGCCGCAGGGCGAGCAGCCTTTGCCCGGCCAGCAGCCCGAGCCCGATCAACCGATGGCCCAGGAATGAGGCCATAATCGCAAGCACGCCGGGACTGGCCCGGCATCAACGAAGGAGCCCGTGAACATGGCAAACGACATTGACGACGGTCTGACCGACGAAGAGCGCGCAGCTCTGGCAGAAGACGGCGGCGAGTCGGAAGGTTTTAACCCGCCCGCTGACGACAACACCGACGCCGAGGCCGCCGCAGCGGCAGCAGCCGCCGAAAAGCAGGCCGCCGATGCTGCCGCCACCAAGGCCGCCGAAGATGCAGCCGCCGCAGAAGCAGCCGCCAAGAAGGACGCGCCGATCGAGACCCAGGCCATCGAGGCCGATGCCACCAAGCAACAGCCCATCCTGGTGGTTCCGGCCCTGGAAGATGCCGACGCCCGCCTGGCCGAGATCGCCACCAAGAAGGACGCGCTGCTGACGCAGTTCGACGATGGCGACATCACGGCCCGCGAGTACCAGAAGCAGCTCGACGCCCTTGCCAAGGAAGAGCGCCAGATCGAATTCCAGCAGCACGAAGCCAACCTGGCCTCCAAGCTGGAGCAGCAGCGCCTCCAGAACGAGTGGACATCGACCTGCAATTCGTTCGTCGAAACCCACCCGATCTACAAGAACAACGACCGCCTGTACCGCGCGCTGGACGCCGAGGTTCGCGAGCTGGCAGCCAAGCCCGAGACGGCCAACTGGACCGGCCAACGATTCCTGGACGAGGCGCACAATAACCTGAAGACCGCATTCGGTTTCGCTGAAGCCGAGACCGGCAAGCCCCAGGCAAAACCCAAGTACGACCAGACCGCCAGCCTGCCGCCCAACCTCTCGAAGGTGCCGTCTGCCGAAATCGAAAGCACGACCGGCGGCAAGTACGCGGTGCTCGACCGCCTGGCATCGACGGATCCGCTGGGCTACGAGGCCGCGCTGGAGCGGATGTCCGAGGCCGAACGCAACGCCTACCTGGCAAGCTGACCAACAGGGGACTGAATGCTCAAGCTCGAATTGAAGGTGGGAGAGAGCGTCAAGATCGGCGATGCCATCGTGACGCTGGAGGACAAGAGTGGCCGGGTTGCCCGCCTGGCCATTGAGGCCCCGCGTTCAGTCCCCATCCAGCGCACCCAGCCGACCATGGCCGCGCACCTCGCCAAGAACGGAATCGGCGCCATGCCGACATCCGCTTAGGCTGAGCGGGCGAATTCTCCGAAGTACCGCCGCGCCGCCTCAACGTAGGCGGCATGTGCAATTTCAGCGGTGTCGAAAACCCCCAGGTAGACTTGCCGGCCATCGACCGTGATCCTGGCCTGCCACTTTCCGATGGAAGGTTTCCAGTCAACGCCCTTTGGCAGCAATCCGCGCTGTGACTTCCGCCTGTTGCCTTGGTTTTGGCGCATGTCGGCAGGCCGAAGGTTCTCAATCCTGTTGTTCGCTGGATTGCCGTCGATGTGGTCAATGACCTCAGGCATGGTGCCATGGTGGTACAGGTACACCAGGCGATGGGCATAGTGCGGTTTCCCGTTGACCCTGATCTTGGCGTAGCCGTCTTTTCTGGTAGATCCGGAAACGATCCGGAAA